TGGGAAATAACACAGTTATTTTTAATTTACCTGAAATCATTACGACAGCAACATCTGCAGTAGCAGGATCAGATGATCCAAACTCTGCAAACAGAGTTGGACTGATGTATACGTTTCTGTTAACTGCAAATCTATCAGGAGAAACTTTTACTTTGAATGCAGGAACTGCAGCAGGTAGAAGTAATGCTGATGTATTTCAAGGAACTGCTCAGTATGTTGATACTGGAGATAATTCTATGGAAGGATTTAATGCGGCAGGAGCTGATACTTTAACTTTGGACGGTAGTACACGAGGTGGACTAGGAGGTTCAATAGTTTATTGTAGAGCGGCTGCGGATGGCATTTGGCTTATCCACTGCGCTTTAAATGGTAACGGCACAATGGTTACCCCTTGGAGCTAATAGATAAATAAATTTTGTGAGCTCCTTCGGGAGCTTACAATAAGGAGATAAAATTATGGCAGGATATGATGTCGATGTAAAAGCAACACATCTCACAGCTGACGGAGCTATATTCGCTGGGCCCGCTAGGGTTCTTGGAATTTATTATTGTAGTGAAGGAGCGCTTGGTACTATTCTAATTAGAGATACTTCTCTAACTGGAACTATTGTAGCTACCTTTGATGTACCAGCAGGATCAGGAACAGCAGGTGAAGACACAGTTTACCAAATAGATATTCCAGGTAATGGAATCTATTGTCCTAACGGTGCTTATTGTGACCTTACTGGTGGTGTAGATAAAGTTACAATCTTCTACGGTTAGGAGGATTTGTGGCTAACACTACTTCTCACTCTTATACTTTTGACAAGACTCTTCCAATTGATGAAATTGTAGAAGAATCTTACGAACGTATCGGACTTCAAAACGTTTCTGGTTATCAATTAAAAACAGCCAAACGATCTTTAAATCTTTTATTTTCTGAATGGGCCAATAGAGGACTCCATTATTGGGAAATAGCTAATCAAGGTTTTACCTTAGTAGATGGACAAAATGTTTATACTACTTATCGATCCCCTCAAGATGGAGCTTCTAACGGATTAACAACAACTTTATCCGCAGGAATTAATGCATCTGTTACAGATATTCCTTTAACGGAAGTGAAAGATATGCCAGGGGCGGACCAAGGTGGAGGAACAATTACTATTAACTCTGAAACAATTAGGTACACAGCAAAATCTGCCGCAACAGGCGCAGCTAATCTAACCGGAGCTGTTCGTGGATCTAATAGCACTACGGCTGCTACTCACTCAAGTGCAGATGCAGTTACGCAACATGGGACAGGAATGGATGATGTATTAGAATGTAATTATAGAATTACTTCTACTGATATTGATTCGCCTATGACTGAAGTAAGTCGATCCCAGTACCAAGGCTATTCTAATAAAGCTGCAAAAGGAACTCCTACTTCTTTTTTTGTTCAAAGATTTATTGATAGAACAACTTTAACTTTATACCTAACTCCGGGTGCAGCAGAGGATGGAAATAAATTAAATATATATTATAACAGAAGAATTCAGGATGGTGGTGCTTATACTAATGCAGTTAATGTACCGTATAGATTTGCACCTTGCATGACCGCAGGATTAGCATTTTATTTATCACAAAAAAATGCTCCACAACGATCACAAGAAATGAAACTTTATTATGAGGATGAATTAGCTAGAGCCGTAAAAGAGGACGGCGATATTACAAGCACTTATATCGCTCCTAAGGTTTACTATCCTAATGCTTAATTATGACTACTTTTGCTTCAGGTAAACATGCATTAGCAATATCAGATAGATCTGGTTTAGCTTTTCCTTATTTAGAAATGGTAAGGGAATGGAATGGAGCCTGGGTTCATTATTCAGAATTTGAACCTAAACAACCTCAGTTACAACCTAAACCTACAAGTGCGGATCCACAAGCTTTACAAAGAGCTAGGCCGGCTAGAACAGAATTTGCAACAGAAGATTTCTTACCTAACAACCCTTTTTCCACAGCGAGTACAACAACTTTAACTTTTAGTTTTCCTTATGGTGGAATCTTAGTTGATGATCAAGTGCGATTTACAGCAGTTAAAGAAGCAGTCGGAGGAGTTTCAGTTCAAGCCTTAGAATTAAATACAACTTTAAACGGAGACATAACTTCTACAGCTACAACAGTTACTTTAGCGGATGCGAGTAGTTTTCCAAGCAGTGGATACATTGTTATTAGAAAAGTTCTAACAGGTGATGACGATCCATTATTGGTAGGAAAATTTCGTAATGAAACCATTCAATACACAGGAAAATCAAGTAATGATTTAACAGGATGTACACGAGGAACAGCTGCTCCTTATAGAGGATATACTCCTACTTCTACTACAGCTAGTGCCCATAGCAGCGGAGCTGAGGTTTTTGGATCTCATACAATTGTTTCAAGAGTTCCTACTACAGTTAAACAAGCTGGGGTACCATCCACAGTAACTCAATATAATAGCTTTACGTTGACTTTGCCTTCTGCTGCATCTACAACAGAGACAGGCGGTGGAATTAGTTGCGTAATAGGACCTGTTAATCAAAGGAGGGGATAATGATTAAATATTTAAAAAAATTATGGAAAAAATTTTTCGGAAAAACTTCTAAGGCACTCCCAGAAAATGTAGGAGAAGAAACAGTTAAGCCAACACCTAAACCAAAACCCACACAGTGTGGTACACACAAAAGATTTAAAAAAAGTTGTGCAAGTTGTCAGGAGGCTATTAAGTAATGGCCGGATATACACTCTCAGCATTAGAAACTGACATTAGAAATTATACTGAAGTAGATTCAAATGTATTAACTGGTGCTATTCTAGGTAGATTTATAGAAAATGCAGAATTTAGAATTTTTTATGATGTTCCAATTGATGCCTATAGATATACTAGCGAAGGAAATTTAGCTATTGATGATAATACAATAAATGTTCCTGGACTAGGTACAAAGGGACTTACTGGAACCGTATTTGTGCGAGGTTTAAAAGTTTTTAATAGTACTACTGCAAGCACTGGTCCTGGTGAATGGTTAATTAAAAAAGACCAGACTTATTTAACTGAATATGTTGACCGAGAAACAGGTCCTTCAGGAGGTCAAGCAGGCCAAGATGTAACAGGTTTTCCTAAGTATTATGCAATGTTTGGGGGTGCCACGGGCACTTCATCCACTACCTCAGGAGGCTTATATGTAGCGCCTACGCCAGATGCTAATTATATGTTTAGAATATATTATGATATGGTACCTCAAAGTTTAGTGACTAAAACATCTGGAAATTATATTAGTCAGTACTTTCCACAGGGCTTATTATATGCTACTTTAGTTGAAGCTTATGGATTTTTAAAAGGTCCTATGGATATGTTGACATTATACGAAAATAAATATAAACAAGAAGTACAAAAGTTTGCAGGAGTGCAAATTGGGAGACGAAGAAGAGACGATTATACTGACGGAACTGTTAGAATACCTGTCAACTCTCCGTCACCGTAATAGGAGAATAAAATTATGGCAATAGCATCAGTACTAACAAATACTTTTAAGGAAGAATTATTACAAGCCGGACATAACTTTAATGCATCCGGTGATACACCAGCAGGCGACGCTTTTAAAATTGCATTGTATGATGATAGCGCATCTATGGGAACGACAACAACTGTTTACAGCGCTAGTGACGAGGTTTCAGGAAGTGGCTATAGTGCTGGAGGAAATGCTCTAACGAACACTGGAACAGATAAAAGCACAGTAACGGCTTTTACAGATTTTTCAGATACATCATGGACATCAGCTTCTTTCACAGCAAGAGGATGTTTAATTTATAATACAGATGTACTAAGTGGTTTCACTACTAATAGATCAGTTTGCACCATTGATTTTGGAGGAAACAAAACAGTTTCATCTGGAACATTCACAATTCAATTCCCAGCTAACAACTCTAGCTCAGCGATCATAAGAATAACGTCGTAGGGAGGTAAATCCTTATGGCTAATTCTTGGGGAGAATCCGGAACAACCTGGGGACAGGGTGATTGGGGAAATCAAAATAATTACACTTTAACTTTAACTGGCCTATCCATGACGGGTAGCGTTGGTGAACTCGTTTCCGCGGCAGAACAAGGTTGGGGCAGAGATACATGGGGCAGTGAGCCTTGGGGCGACAGTTATAGTCCCGTTGTTGCTGTTACAGGCCTGCCTATGACAGGAGC